CCCCTCTTTCTTCTGCAAGCTTACGGGTAGTTGCAGAGGCTCTATCTTTTATGTAAGAGAAAGCTTTATTATTAAAAGAAGAAGCATACATACTTTCAAAAGCTATGTTATTTTTTTGCAGGTAACTGTGAAAGCCCATAGCTCCAAGACCTATTGATCTTTCACGCATAGCAGAATACGCTGCCTTGTTGTAACCAGTTTTTCCTTCAACACTGTCCATAAAGTTTTGAAGTACATTATCTAGCATAGTAATAAGATCAGGAATAAAAGTATCTACCTTAGACCATTCATCAAAGTGTTCAAGATTAACACTAGACAAACAACAGACAGCAGTTCTTTCTTCATTGGTAGGTAAAGTTATTTCAGAACATAAGTTACTTTGTTTTATTTCTAAACCTAGTTTCTTTTGTTCTTCTGGTAGAGCAGCATTACAGTTATCTATATTAACAAGATAAGGCTCTCCAGTTTCCATACGAGTTTGAAGTATTTGAAACCATAAGTTTCTAGCAGATACTATCTTAACTGCGGTATTAGTTTTAGGGTCTATTAATCTCCACTCAGAATCTTTCTCTACTGCTTCTAAAAATTCTTTAGTTATATTAATAGCATTGTGAAGGTTCAAACATTTGCGATTTAAATCTCCCCCGGTAGTTTTTCTCATGTTTATAAATTCTTCTATCTCAGGATGAGATACATTCATATAAGCTGCATAACTACCCCTTCTTGTAACGCCTTGATTAAAGGCTAACATCTGAGAGTCTACAACATGCATGAATGGTATAGATCCAGTAGACCTACTGCCGTTAGAAGTATCCACGCCATTGCTGCGAATATCACCCCAATATCCACCGATGCCTCCACCTCCACTTGCAAGCCATATGTTCTCATCATAGTGAACAGATAAGCCATCCCTAGAATCAGGTACATAATTAAGAAAGCAACTGATAGGTAAACCGCGAGAGGTTCCCCCGTTAGAAAGTATAGGAGTACTGAAGCTGAACCAAAGATTACTAGCGTACTCGTAAAGTCTCTGTCCAAGATCAAAGTCAGTATGTCCCATATAAGTTCCACCAAAAATACTGGCCCTTGCAAAAGCCTCTTGAGCATATGTTTCTCCATCCCATAAGTATCTATCTTTTATGGTTTCTTTTGTAAAGTTATTTAATAAATCTTCCTTGCCGTAGTCTATATGTATCCCTAAGTATGGCTGAACTCCAATCTTCTCAGTCATTGGATTTTTTCTCCTTCTTTTTTACTAATTGTTTTTTAGGTTTAGGTTTAATTGAGTTCTTTTTTCTGTTGTACCTTTCGGTTCTCTCAGCTTTCCGATCCCACATTGTCATTTACCTGTTCAATAAGTTTATCTAAATACCAACGTGCTTTTCGTAAGTCCTTTATATTATCTTTGTATCTAAATCTCCATACATATTTTAACACATTGCCTCTGAGGTAGCCTTCAAATTCTTCTTTCGTAGAAGCAGAATCAATAGCTTCAATACACTCAACCTTGCCATTGTTATAATGGGTAGGATGGTTTACTTCATCAAGTTGGCTATTCCAAAGTTCAGCAATAAAAGGTTTCCCTTCATCTTTCTTTTGTGAGTTCATATTAACCTCATCCCATTCTTCAGGTGTTGCATCATCAATACTCATAGTGTCTCCTATTCACTTTCAATATTTAAAGTATTATCTTTACGATAGTTTATATCTATCCACTTATCAGGTAATGAGTCTTCACTATACCACTCAAATCCATTTGCGGAAGCCCATTCACCATGACTCCTTTTAGTGCCATCCTTTCTCCTTTTAGCCTGTGGCATTGGAGCAGAAGGATTGGCAAACAAAAATACTAATGAAGTATTAGGCGGTAAAGCCTTTTTAATCCATATGTATTTACTGTACTCTGCAAAATCCCAGAACCTACCTTTAGCTTCTAAAAGAATTATTTGATTACCCATAATTCTAACAAAGTCAGGCTCGTAAACGTGTTCAATTATATAGGCTACTTCTTTAGTGTGATGATCCCACTGTTTAAGAAGGCCGTTATGAAGCTCATGTTCCCAATTAGAATCATAACTAGGGGGAACATTCTTTTCTCTAGGCCGTTTAACTCTAGGCTTTCTAAATCCTTTGCGTACTCTTTTTTTGGTCAATGTCCTGTAACCTCACTTTGTCAACATCCATATTAGTTTTCTTTACTAAAGCTTTGATTCTCTTAACAGTCCACTTAAAAGAGTAAGCACTTAATCTCATTTGATTATTAGCAAAGATGTGTGTTTGATTTGATAAGTACGAAAGTATATTACGTTCGTTTATATCTTTAGATTGTTCTTCAGATACTAAAGTCTTAAACCATTCTACTAGTACAACTTTAGATTGTTTCCGTATTTTCTTGCAAGTTTTTAAATTCATGGTCTAGCTCCTGTACTTTAGGTTCTACTACAACTTTAGTAAGAAAAGCGTATCCTTTAGAGTACTGAAAGATTCTTAAACCTTCACCATTATTAGAATCTTTATAGCACTCAAACTTATGTGGACACCAAGCACAGTTCTTGTGAAGCTTCTCATTACCTTTAACTCCATCAGCCACAGGCTTGTAACAATACTCTGCCGGGGGTTTTGATTTCTTTAAAGTTTTCTTTATATCTTTTATTTTGTTTCTTATGTTTGGCTTATCTAAATCTTCTGGTTGATAAAAACAAAGCTCACCATTTTCTTTATTGATAACAAGAAGTCCACCATCATTAGTACCCTCTGACTCTTCATAACCTGCAAGCTGTCCTAGATAACCGAAAGGATCATCATCTCTTAGTGTTCCGTTTTTAAATTTGTTAAACGCAAAGCCTGATGCAGTCTTAATATCAACTACTTCATCATCTATTATACAATCTATATGTCCTGATACGCCATCAACAACAACTTCTTTTTGTTCTCCGGTTAAATCGTGACCAGATATTATTACAAATAATTTAACTAACTCTTCTAACATATGACCATAAAGAAATTTAATTTGTGTATTAGGACTAGGTTTAGAATCAGAGTGTGTATTTTTATATTTATTATCAAACCATAAACGTCTAATAGGTTTACCAACATTAGACATTCTAATATTAAAGTTAGAATCTCTGTGAGTTGGGTTAGCCCAAGATCGAAGCGCAGCTTCCATAGCTTTACCAAATACTTCTATTTGATATTCAGATATATTTATGGCTTCACCATCTGATAAAGGTTCTATAGTATTATATATGTCTTTAATTAAGTCATCCATTTT